GGCTGTCCTTCAGGATGTGACCATGCACACCGAAAGGACGTACTTCGATCATGTTGTAAACTGGATCGGTTTCACCGCCTTTCATCACCCAGTGAATCTTCCGTACCGAACCGCATACGTTAGCTTCAATGATAGTGCGCAGACGATGGATCCACTGGAACACGTCGGTAATCGGGGTCTGAACAATGCGACCGTCGATACGTTCCCAGTAGTACTGCGGAGGGTGGCCCAGTTCACATTGGAGCTGCCCCTCACGCACACGGCGGTTCAGATCGGAATCTTCCCGCATGCATTCACGGAGGTAATCGTTGAACCGATACTTGATACCGCTACGGTTCTCGATGTTGAAACCGCCGGAGTTCAGCAGGTAATATTGCCCGCCTGGCTCCATTGGCTTCAAGATACCTTTTTTGCCGGTACCTTCCAGTACCGTGCTTCCAAAGGTGATGATCTTGCTCATGTTGGGATACCCCTCATAATCCTTTCGTAGTCTGTAACTTTGGTATCGGGGTTAACCATTGCCGCCAAGGTGTTATCCTGCAAGTAACCGCTGGAGATCTTGGCGAAGGTGCCGTCAATCAACATGCTACCGTTGTTTAAACCAACGATGAGGGGAGGCCTGCCTTCCTTAGCAGCCTTACTGTAACGATATGGCTGATCGGGATTGTCAGGATCTCGGAACATAATGCTGGTAAGCACACGAGGTACCTGGAAGGTACTCCCCACATCATTACCGCATTCAGCCTTGGCGTTGTCAAACAAGCCGCGGACTTCCTGCTCACCCATATACCACGGAATCTTCGCGTAGTAGTAAAACTCCAACATGAAGTGATAGGGCTTGTTGGGATCCTGAATTACTTCCAGGCTCTCAATAACCGTGTCGCCCTTTTCAAACTCCAATACCAAATACTGAATTCCATTTACATTGCTTTCACGAATATTGAGCGGAACCAGCGTGATATCCATCAAAGCTATCAGGGGAGCATAAGACTCCCCCGGAATCACCAAACCCAGCACAGCGGCGGTAGTAACTTTGTCACTAACCGTCGCCATGCCGTTATCTACAAACCGCTTGGGGAGATAGATCTCCACCTTACGATTTGCGATTACCGAACCATCAGGCAGTTCGGTAAAGGCTTTTCTTTCGAAGCTCTCATGCGGTTCTCGCTTGAGACCTTCAATACTCATTCCAGACACTTGTCCACGATCAGGTTGATCACGGAAACAGTCAGGCGCTGGCGCTGGTCAGAGACATTGTCTTCGCCAGCTTGAGTAATGAAGGTATCTTCCAGCAGGTCCGCAGCCAAACCACAGCCGAGGGCGCGCAGGAATACTGGAACGATGTGCGACGACATTACCACGTCACAAACACCAGGACGTTCGTCACCTTCAGACACTGGAACATCGCTACCGAAGTCGTAACCACTGGCCATCAGCTCAGCGTAGCAACGACGCAGTTCTTGGCCAAAGGTATTGCTCACCCAGGTACCCAGCAGGTCTTGCGAACCAGCACGGATTTCATCGAGACGAGACATGATGTTCTCGTTACCGATAATGAAATCGTGGATGGTCTTCAGACCGCCGGCAATGAAACGCACTTCAGCGTGAGCCGACAGTTTTTCATTGACGTAGGCGAAGTACTCGTTAGCCTTGGCCTGGAAGTGCTCAGGGTTAGTGAACATTTCGGTAGCGGTACGGCGATTGCCAGTCAGACGCTCCCAGTAGTAGCCCATCACCACTTCAGCCATGGAGCAGTCTTTCGACGTGATAGCCTCCAGTACTTCGTCGGTGTAATAGACCATGGTGTCAGCTTCCAGGAAGCGAACATCCTTCTGGGTATCGCCACGACCGTCTACCAGACGCACCGGGCCGTTGTCGACCACCACCATCTTGGCATCACGGTAGTTAGCAACAACGACCTTGAGGTTGATCAGGTGAACGGTCATGCCGTTCCACAGAGTGGTAACGAACTGACGGTAGGCTTCCAGGGAACCGGACTTCAGCCAAGGCACTGGGTTGTCCGAACTGTACATCTTGGTCAGGATGATGTAAGCCTTGAGGAGCTTCTCGGAATCCAGCTGCTTGATGCGGCTGAAGTCGTAGTTGCCTTCACGGCTACGTGCGAACCAGTGGTCCAGGGCTTCTTTGTCGGTCAGACAGAAAGCAGCGTTGGCAGGCGAGGAATCACGCTAACGCATGATCTCAACCACGTCGGCATGGTTGGAGTTAACGAACTCCAGGACCTGCTCGTTGGTCGGGAACTCGAACTGCAGACCTTCGAGACTTTCCAGACCAACGTTGGTGTAGGTGAACAGCGACTTGTCCTTGACTTCCTTCGGATAGATCGGGGAGTCGAAGAACGGATCATCCAGCCAGATGAACTGGTGCTTGAAGTTAACGCTGGCGACGCTGCGCAACATCTGACGGCTGTAGCAGACTTCGGCTTCTTTACCGATGGCCATGGCCAGAGGCTTACCGTAAGCGCTGATGTTCTCCATCGCACCACGGATGATCTCAGCCAGACGACTGGAAGCAGCTTCCATTACCGCAGTGTGCTCGGTCTCGTCGCCGCTGGTCGCTTCAACGATTTCCTTGCGGAACTGTTCGGTGTAAGGATGCAGCCCATGACTAACGCCGTTCAGACCTTCGATGATCGTGGTAGGACGCAGGACTGGATTGGCAACTGCGATCAGTTCGCCCAGACCGATACTCGATTGACGAATCATTAGTTCGCCTCCCCGTTCTTGGCCTTACGCACGATGGCCTTGCTGATCTTTTCGTCCTGAATGGATTCATCCAGAGGCGCGATGTAAACCAGTCCCAGTTTGGAAATGGTGTGTTTGACCAACTCGGTAACGTTGGCCACGGTGATGATATCACCGATCATTTTTTCTTTAGACACGACGTTGTACCTCTGGGATCAGTAGTGTGCGCTAGAAGGCGAACGGTTGCTTGCGAGCATGCCGTCGTAATACGAGGTGTACAGACGAGTGTTGATTTCGCCTACAGTGATCCTGCCGTCCTTATCGAAGTCGAAACCTTTGTTCTGGGTATAACCCAGGCGTTCTTTCTCGACGTCTTTGGAGAAGATCACTTCATCCGGTTTCTTGCCAACGGCAGCCGGGTAGAAGATGGTCAGGTAGAAGTCTTCCAGGCGGTTGTACTTTTTGCCACGTTTCATCCACATCTCGAAGTACTTGAACACCCAGTCGAGTTGCTCTTCAGCAGACAGGGTGATCAGCCACTCAACTGTGACACGTGGGTCTTTGTAAACCCGGGACAGATCAAGCGCAGCATCTTTACCGAACTGGATCAGACCGAAGTAGTACGCACCAGCACCGTTACGGATGGTAGGGCTGAACGTCCCACCGGTCTCGAAGTTGCGTTGTCCCACAGCTCGTGCTTTTTGCACCAGGCAATGACCTTCTCGACGAATACCTTGGAAACCTTCTTGCTCCAACCGATACCCAGGTAAGGAACACGATTGTAAGCCTTGTAGCTGCTCACAACCTTGCTGAAGGCATTCCAGGTGCCAGGGCCCATGATGCCATCGCATTGACCGTCGTACAGCTTGAGGAGCTTCAGGTTGGACTGAATGTTCTTCAGCGCACCGTCCTCATTAACTACCTTAACCCACGGCAGAGGCGACGCTTCAGCACGCGAGCCATTGATACGGTAGTTGTAATCTTTGAACAAAGTCGCAACGGCAGTCGCACTACCATTACCCCATTTACCATCAATCGAACCGGCATAAAGGTCGCACTCTTTCGAGGCGACCTGAATGTCCCGGATTGCATTAAGCAGCCGGTAGTTTGTCATTTAATTCCCCTGTAGACCTTTACCGCCAATTTGGAAAACTCGGATACGACTTCGTTGCTAGCAGCTTCATCACGAAGACTGTTAACCATCCGGTTGAGCATACCCTTGAAACTGGTCTTCACGTCTACCCGTTTCCCATCCAGAGTGTAGATAGGTTTAGGCATAACGTAACCAGTGGTACACTTCATCTGATTACCGAGTACGTACTTGTCCGCCATGGTACTAACGTCAAGTGTTTCAACGTAAATGGTGATCAGGACCAACCCTGGTGGAATGACTGGCTTGGCTACGTTCAGGTTGGTGTTGACTGCCCCAGTAACTGGCTCCTTACCTTCGGTCTCCATGAAACGCTTACGCTTCTTGTCATTCTCCTTAACCAGCTTCTTGACCGTCTCGGACATCTCTTCTTGCGGAGAGTTGTACTTAACGTCAATGTGAATGATCTTACCGTGGTTCCTGGAACGAATCTGACGAATACCAAGGCGGTTGATTTCATTCGAAAAATCGGCAGAGTCCGGGCCGTCACTTAGGACGTCGCCGTCTTCAATTTCGCATAAAATCGCGTCATAATCGATCTCATCACCTACTTTTGCCCGCATCCCGATTGCCTGAGTGGCCAACATGGTGAACCGCACAGGGTTTAGGAACGGAGTAACGGATTCCTCTACGATATCACGAGACACCGCAATGGAGTCCTCAAAGGTGTCCTGGTCTTCAACCATGGCAATACGCACCATACGACCAGTTTTGAGAACGGCTTGACCAGGGTTGAAA